CTTGTAAAAAGAGGTACGCCCAGAGGCGCGCGTTACACGTTTAAATTAGTTTTCCAGGGCGAAGACCATCTTGACCAGGCCTTAGCGTTTGAAAACTCAAACAAGGACAATCGGCCCTGGACAGTTAATCATCCTATATGGAATAAAATAATTTTACAGCCGGCGTCTTTATCTTTCGATCCTACTGGGTTAAATACTTCAGTCGTTACTGGTGAAATGATTGAAACCATAACAGATGACGCGCCTAAAGTTTCAGTTGACCCAAAGTTACAGACAGAAACTTTATTACAAAATTCATACGATACAACTTCCGAACAGTTTGCTACAACAGTACAACCGGAAACATCTGACGTAAATCAAATGTCGGATGATGTTGCAGATGCTTATTCGTTAGGCTCTGAATCGGTTATGTCCGAAGACCAGTTTAATGAGTATTTTGATTTATTTACAACAGCGAACGCTGCTATCGCTTTCGCTGCTTCTGATGTTAGCTCTGCAATTACTGCAATGCAGGACGTTTTATTATACCCGTTTATTTTTGAGGACGGTGTTAAAAATAGATTAAACTTATTACGCGACCAATTTGTAACGCTGGGGACAAGTGTTGCGACGTTAACTGGGTTTAACTCTAAAACAATATACGCAACAAACGCCGGGACAATTCTTTCGGCTATGATAGCGGCCTCAATTAACCCACAGGGGGACGATTACGGAAATGTTAAACAGGTATTTGAATCAATTGACATTATATTGGATGTTCAAAATCAATACATTGTTAATTTAGATTTATTACAATCAGATAACGGGGGCCAGGAGGATAGTTATATTCCAGATTTTGCAACTATTAATTCCGTGAGTAATATGGTTAATTATGCAGTTTCACAGCTTTTCATAATTGCCTTAAATGCAAGTCAAGAAAGGGTTGTATATTTGGAGGAAGATAGCAACGTTATTAATTTAGCTCATAGGTTTTACGGCTTAGAAGTAGACGATTCGACCATTGATAAATTTATAGCAGAAAACGAAATGGGCCTAAGTGAGGCGCTTATAGTATTAAAAGGGAGGCGATTAGTTTATTACGTATGACGGGACTGGTTTTATATATTAACGATAGGTTTATTAAAAGGAAAGTTAAATTCTTTAATGAGTTTCAATTTAACCTTAAATATAACAGCGTAGGCTCTACCTTTAGTTTTGCGTATTATTTTGATCCCGATAACAGGGAGCACAAAGAAATAGCAACCGTTTCCCATTATCACGAAGTAACGCTTGAATTTAATGACGAACTCTTAGTTACTGGAGTATTAACATCGCAGAAATTCAAGGCTTCATCTGTTAAGGAAATGGCTTCATTCGGCGGCTATTCATTACCGGGTGTCTTAGAAGATTCTAACCCATCGCCCAGAAGTTACCCGCTACAATCTAACGGGCTTTCCCTGGAGCAAATTGCTAGTAAATTGATACGTCCATTTAAAAGGAATTACGGGTTAACAATGACAATAGACCCAGCGGTAGCCTCTAAAATGAGTGGAACTTTTGACACGTCCAGCGCATCAGAAACGCAAAGTATAAAAGATTATATTACTGAATTAGCAACGCAAAAAGACATCGTTGTTTCCCATAATGAAAAGGGCCAATTATTATTCACCCAGGCCAAAACGGATCTAACTCCGTTGTTAAATTTTGATTTTTCAAAAGAGTTAATCCCTGGCACTGATTACGAAATGGACTTTGATGGCCAGGCAATGCACTCTCATATCACAGTTAAGAAACAGCAATCGGCAGACGGTGGAAATGCAGGGGATTACACTATTAGAAACCCGTATGTCATTGGTTCGGTTTACCGGCCTAAAGTAATGTCACAGTCGTCCGGGGATGACAACGATACAAAATTAGCGGCTCAAAAGGCCCTGGCTAATGAGCTGAGGAATTTAAAACTAACCATTAAGACTGACCGTTGGCTGGTGGATGGTAAAATATTAAAACCAAATAACCTAATCAGTATAATAGCTCCGGAAATATATATTTACAGAAAGGTTAATTTCTTTATCGAGTCAATTGACTACACTGGAAACAACAAGGAGACAACGGCGACTTTACATTGTGTTTTACCAGAGGTTTACAATGGTAAAAAGCCGGATAGTATATTTAAAAATATTAATTTACATTTATTAGAAACTTAATGAATTTTGTAAAAATAATATCATCTAAAATCGACGACAAGTACAGAAGGGTAATTAAATATTTGCGCTTAGGAAAAGACGATGTCCGTGAAAACTTACAGGCCGGCCCTTATGGTTTTGACGGGAGTCCTGTTAAGGATATGATTGCTATTTATGCGCCTACGTTGCAAAACGGTAACGCTGTAATAATAGGATATATAAATAAAAACAAAGCTAACTTGAAGCCTGGTGAAGTTATTATGTATTCAACAGACGCGAACGGAGTTCAAAAAATGGCTTTGAAAATGTTGGATGATGGAACTGCTGAATTCGGAGGCAAGACGGATAATATGATTAGATACATCCCGTTAGATGCTGGGTTGCAGTCTGAGGCTGCTGCTATAAACGTAGAATTAGTAAAAATTGCTGCCGTGTTAAACTCTATAATCCCCGGCTCATATGTACCAACGCCGGTCACGGTAAATATTTCAGCCTCTAAAATTGATGAAATAAAAACAAGTAGTTAAAAAAAACACTAAATTTGAACCCATGTCAGACAATACTCAATATTTTACATTAAACACAGGAGCCAGAACACGCGCTGAAATATGCGCCGAAATTGAACAGCTTGACGCCTTGATAGCGTCATTGTATGCAACGGCTTTAATATCTGTCGGAAATGCAAATATAATAGAGTACGAAATTAACACCGGCCAAACTAAACAAAGGGTTGAATATACAACTGCTAAACAGGTGACAGATGCGATTGTATCTTATAAAACTATCCGCGGAATGTTACGGGCCGAATTAACTCCGAACAGAGTTAGACTAAGGGACAGCAAAAACTTCAACTAAATGGGACTACTAGATTTTTTAAATAGCAAAGACAAAAAGAAGATAAAGGCTTTAGAAGCTAAGGTTAATTCTATTCAAGCGACAAGCTCTAGTTCTGGATACTGGGGCAACGGTTACGTCGTGTCTTATGATGGCGAGAAAAACGCCGGAGAAATGGGGCCTATTATTCAATATCAGCTTTTTTATCAAGGGTTAAGACTTCGATCTTGGCAAGCGTATCTTGAAAGCGATATTGCAAAAACTGTTTTAAACAAGTTTTCGCTCTGGATTGTTGATAAGGGTTTGAAATTACAGTGCGCACCTGCTCAAAGAGTTCTAGAAAGTGAGGGCGTTGAGGGTATTAATACGGAAGCTTTTAATGAAGTAACTGAGGCCCGGTTTAACGTTTGGGCTAAGTCTAAACGGTCTAGTCATAACGGCATGGAGTCGCTGAAGTCAATTGCAAAAGAGGCTTTTAAAAACGCTAAAATAGGCGGCGACGTTTTGGTTATTCTTAGGGTTGAGGGGGCTAACATTACAGTTCAGATAGTTGACGGCGCTCACGTATGCACGCCAGGAACACCAAATGGAAAAGCGGACGGCAGCACTATAATAGACGGTATTGAGTTTGATAGTAACGGAAAACAAATTGCGTATCATATTAAAACCGGCCCGCTAGCATGGAAAAGGATAGAAGCCTGGAGTAAAGTTACCGGGTTTAGAACATCGTTTTTAGTTTATGGCTCTAGATATAGAATTGACAATAAAAGGGGAGTTCCAATTATTTCGACATCACTTGAAACGCTTAAAAAAATTGAGCGTTATAAGGAGGCCGCTGTTGGTTCTGCCGAGGAAAGACAGAAACTTGTCTACGCTATTGAACACGGCACAACTTCCACAGGTGAATCGCCTTTAGCGGATTCAATTGCTTCGATGCAAAATGTAGGAGATGACAACGGATTAAACGGCTTGCCGGTTGATGAACTTGGAAACCAATTGGCGGCCAACGTTACAGCCACAACAAACAAGCAGACTTTCAATATGCCTAAAGATTCCAAACTTATGTCCCTGGAATCTAAAAACGAAATGTTCTTTAAGGAGTTTTATGGCACAAACGCGGACATAGTTTGTTCAGCTGTTGGCATACCGCCGAACGTTGCGTTTTCAATTTATAACGATTCGTTTAGTGCCTCCAGGGCAGCGACAAAAGACTGGGAGCATACTATTGACTTCGAGCGTGATGATTTTCAGG